ACGCCCTGCCTTGACCATTAACAGGATTAAGCCGCTGCTTAATGTGTTAAGTGGCTATCAGCGTCTTAACAGATACGACATAGATTTCCTGCCACGCACCAACGACGATATGGAGCTGGCACAGGTTAGGAAGGGCATTACAAAATACATAATGGATAAATCCCACTACAACTACGAAGAGAGCGACGTCTTTATGGATGGCGCACAAATGGGTATCGGTTGGTTTGAAGTGGGCTATCAATTCGATTGGGCGACAATGGATGGAGATGCTTTTGTCCGAAGGGTGTCGCCTCTTGATATTTACGTTGACCCCGAAAGCAGAGACAAACATTTCAGAGACATGAAGTATTTAGTTCGTGCTAGATGGGTTGATAAAGAAGAACTCATTGCCGTGTACCCAGAGCATAAAGAAGCTGTCGAGGCTCAAATGCACTCATACTTGCACGAAGAACAGGAATACGAAAGCGAGAAAGACCTTTGGTTTCAAAAAGAGACAAAGAAAATCCGCTTTGCTGAAATGTGGTACAAGAAGCCAGTTCATAAACGCATTTACATTTTACTTGATGGCAGTACCGCCACCACAGCAACGCCAGAAATGATTGGAAATGAGCAGATTAGAGGCGTGCGCGAATACACAGTGACGGAAGTTAGATTGCTTAGCTTCTTCGACAATGTTGTATTAGAGAACGTGGCCAGCCCGTATGAACATGGCGAGTTTCCGTTCGTGCCTTTTGTTTGCTACTACCAAGGCGACGATGATATGCCTGCTGGTATAATCAGAGACTTAAAAGACCCACAGCGTGAAGTTAATAAGCGCCGTAGCCAAGAGTTACACATTTTGAACACACAATCAAATGGTGGTTGGCTTTTTGAGGAAGGCGCACTCACCAATAAACAAAAGACTGAATTCAAGGAAAAAGCAACCACTCCTGGTGCAATGCTTGAAGTAGCCGTTAATGCACTTACAGGCAACAGGCTAAAACGCTTAGAGCCGCAAGGTGTTGCCGCAGGAGCAGTCAATGCAGCGGCGGAAGCGTTGAGCGACCTTCCAGCAATTAGCGGTATCAATGAAGCTTTGATGGGCACTGACATCAATAACCTTGCCAGTGGCAGAGCCATTGAATTGAAACAAAAACAAGCAATTACGCACATTGCTGCACTTTTTGACAATCTCCGCTTCTCTAAAGAGCGTGTTGCGAAACTGCTATGGGGCAAGCGTGGTGCTGCTGGTGTCATTCCTCAATTTTATACGGAAGAAAAGACCTTCCGCATTACCGGCACAAACGGCGGTTTTGAATTCATAACCATCAACAAGCAACAAGAGATAGATGATGGACAAGGGAACGTAATCGTAAGAACGCTGAACGACCTTAGTGTTGGCGAGTACGACATTGTCATCAGCGATACTCCTGCAACCATAACACAACGAACAGCACAGTTCTGGAGTTTGGTAGATGCTTGCGGAAAACTTGGCATAAACGGAAATATTATTTTAGACATCTTGCTTGACCTGTCAGACATTCCGCAAAAAGAAGAGATTAAACACAGGCTTGAACAACAGCAACAGCAACAGGCGCAGGCGCAACAACAACAAATGCAAATGCAGTTCGAGTTGGAGAAACAGAAGAAGCTCTCTCAATCCATTTCTTACAAAGACTTGCAACTGCCCTTGCAGCTCCAACTCGCCGCCAAGGCTGGCATATTCCCTCAAGAATACGCCGACAAGTTCATGCAATGGTACATCGAACAGCAGGCTGCTTTCCTTATGGGTGGCTTGCCACAACCGCAACCGTATGCACCGAATATACTGTATCAACAGCCTATGCTACCCGTACAACAAAATCCACAAGGGCTACAACGACAAGCGCCGTTGACGCAATCAGCTATTAACGGATTTGTCGAGAGCAATAAACCAATAATCTAAAGGAGAACAAAGAAAATGACAACCAAGAAAAAAACAAACACTAGCGTAGAATCCCAAGAAGCAACTCAAAATGTAGAACTCCAAGAAGAAAAAGCCGTAGAACCCCAAGAAGAAAATTGCAGCGTAGGAAAAGAAGAAGCAGTTTGTTGCGCAGGCGAAAGCCAAGGTATTCCTCGATTTGATGATGAAGCAAGTGTATTCCCGAGACCTGATATCTATGGTGTAAAATACACTGGCGACAAAGAAATTGTAGCCCAAGTTAATGCTTGCGCAAAAAAAGGCTTGGAGCTGGCCAACAAATTGTTTGAAAACGCAATGAGAGCAGCAGGAAGCTCCAGCGTCATCAATGAAAATCAAATTAAAAATGTTAATCTGGCAATAGAATTGTTTAATGCTTTCAAATACTAAGCGATAACAATCTGTTGCCTTTTTATATTCGCGCCGACGGCGATACGGTCGTTATCCATCCATCGTGATGTAAAACAGGAGGAAACTTAATGTTTAAATTCAATCTGCAATTATTTAGCGAAGTAGCAGTCGAAGGTATAGACGAAGACATCTTGAAAGAGCTTGGTATTGAAGCCGATGCCGATGCTGTAGACCATACCGATGAAGCTGACGCCAAAACGGAAACAAAAGTAGACGCCCCGCCCGCTGATGCTGACAGTGATAACAAACAAGTAGAGGGTGCTGCCGAAAATAATCCGAAACCGACAGAAGTAGCCACAGAAGAATTACAGCCCGAAGAAGGACAGCCTGTTCCTTACGCTCGCTTTAAAGAAGTTTATGCAAGCGGTAAGGCTGCCAAAGAAGAAGTACGAGCATTGAAAGAAGAACTTGCGGCATTGAAAGCTGCGGCAACCCCTGCACCGCAACCGACTGCACCTGTTCAAGAAGTCAAGCCCGATACTACTACCGTTGCGCAGCCTGCAAGCGAAGCTCAACAGATTACTTTAAATCAAGAGCAATACAGCAAAGTTGCTAAGATTGCCATAGAGCGTGTCAGAAAACGTATGAATCTGACAGAGGAAGATGTAGAGAATTTTGAATTTGGTGACGATCCTGCACAAAGAGCAGTATTCCAAAGTATGGTAAATACCGAAGTGAATAACATTACCAAAGAAATAAGCGACTACAATGCAAAACAGGCAGCTTATGCTAGAGAAATAACAGAAGTGTCCAGTGAGTTTAATGCGCTTAACGCTAAACTGAACTCATATCCCGATGCAGCTGAACGCTGGGGCTACATTTCACAAACTCACTTTGTTGAATTGCCGCAAAGAAAACAGCAAGTTCTCCGAAATGCTTTTGCACGTATCCAAAACGGCAAAGGTACTTACCAAGACATAGAAATGGTTTCTTCGTACTTTGAAGAAACCAACACGGCGTATGAGAAATTAAAAGCTCAACCGCCTGCGACTAAAATTGATGTTACAAAGAAAATCGACAATGCACAAAGATTACCTAAAGCACCAGCCGTTGGCGGTAGCATTGGCACAGAACAATCCTACACGCCAGAAAGAATAGCCGCCGCTCTCGAAGACCCGACAGGGGCACTATGGGAAGCCATTCCCGTCGAGATTAGACAGCGTGTTCTGTCTGGTGCGCTATAAGTAATTTCTAACGTGCGGAAAGGAATTTTTTAACATGAAACTCCGCAAAATTACTGCTGTTACAGCTTCCGTAATAGCAATGTTTAATCTTCAAATGTTTGCGACTACCACTCTCCCTGCTGGCCTCGTTCAAAGAGCTTGGGGCAAACAACTGTGGCGTGAAGCTGAAAGAGAAAACTACTTTGCTAGATTCACTGGCGAAAGTCAAGAGAGCATTATTCAAGTGAAGACCGAACTCAAAAAAGACAAGGGTGACCAAATCACAATCCCCTTGGTAATGCGCTTGACTGGTGAGGGCGTTACTGGCGACAACACCCTTGAAGGCAATGAAGAAAAACTGCAATTCTACGACTGCTCAGTAGTTGTAGACCAAATTCGCCACGCCGTACGCCTCGAAGGTTGTATGGAAGAACAAAAGACTTCCCTCGATTTGCGCAAAGCGGCAAAAGACGGTTTGAAATTGTGGCTCATTGAAAAACAAGAAAAAATGATTGTCAATGCCCT